AGTGTCCTTCACCCTCTATGTATATAAATATAAAGAGATTACAAATATACAACAATTTATTGGACTTTCCAAATCTTTTTTGAAGTATATTTTATAACCAATTTAAGCATTTATATGGGTTTGAGGTTTACTCAAAGATACGAAATATTCCTGATACTACCAAATAAAAGGGGATTAATTTTCCGCTTCTTTTGTATATAATAATGATGTTCTATTTGGGTATTGTAGATGTTTCTTTAAAATGTCCTTTTCGTTATCATCTATGAATTCTCTTAACTTAATTTCGTTTTTAGTACCAATTTGCTCTAATGTTATTATTGTAAGGGTGCGACCACCTTCCATTTTTTTAACTTCTGTTTTCACAACTTTGTATTTATTATTTGATTGTAATAATACTTCATGTTGACCTGCCCAACTTCCAAAATCTTGCGGAAACATGCTGTTTTTATCTCTACCAGATACATTACCTATATTTGCATTCATACAAAATCCATTAAATGTATTTGTTGAGTTTACTACCTTTATTATTATAGATTGGTTGTTTGCTTTATCTATTGTTGCATTTGCGTTACCAACATTATTAGCAAATTCGGTAGCTGTGTTTGCATCAAATGAAAATGAAGATATTGGTAAATCAATAGTACTACCCTCCTTAAATGATTTCATAAACTTAGTATAATCAGAAGATTTCATAGCCATGCCTCTATACAAAGCCTTTGCGTGAACTACGGGCGGTGGTTCTGATTTTAACATTTCATCAATTCTATTTAGAGCGTTTTTATCTATCATTGATTGATAGGAAAACATATCTTTTATATAATTTGGATTTTTCTTAGCTTGCTTCTTAACCCACTTAGCTTGATTTTTATCATTAGCTTCCGAAATACCGAATAACTGATTGTAATTACTGATGAATTTTTCTTTTTTAATAAAATTACGGAGTCCACCATCTACAGTTGTTGGATTTTCTAATTCACTTTGCATTTTCTTACTCCACTCATCATCTGAAAGATTTTTGTATTTTAATGGATATGCTAATTGTAAGGTTGATAATTCCTCCATAGCATCCGTTTCATTATCTTTTCCAAAATAAATAGTATTTCCTAATTTAACTAATGCATACTCTGATAAACTTTTATAACCCAATTGTTCTAAATCTTCTTTAGTTGGAGTGAATCCCAATATATCAAAATACATTTCAGGATGCTGCAATATTCTATTTACATCTATTTTATATTTGTTAGCTACCTTTGCTACTTGAGCCGGAGTAAACTCTGGTGCATCTATGATTTTATTATTTATCTTTGCAAGTTCGTTTGTTATATCTTTAGCAGTATCTACATTATACAAATCCGTTTTATCTGATTCTTTCTTAGCTACTTTTTTATCTGCTTGCTTTTGAATTACATTAGGGTCAATTCCTCTTTTAATTGCGTTTGCTTGTTTATTTGCACTATCGGAATATGCTTTATAATAATAATCATTAGCCGCAACTCCATCGGGTGCATATTGTTTTGCTTCCAAATGTGATAAAATTAAGCCCGATATTAATTCTGATATAGATTGTTTTCTACCATCGGAATTTTTTATTTGAGTATCTACTCCTAATTTACTTATAAGATTTAAATCAATACCATATTCATTGGCAGTTGATTTAATTATCTCAGGAGTTATATCTTTTCTTGAATTAAAACGAACATCTTGTACAAGTTTACCATTTCTATTTTTTCTATAAAGGGTAACCTCACTACCGTATCCAATATTTTTAATTCCGTTTATTATATCATCTGCTACTTTTTGGGTATCATCAATTGTACCACCTCTTTCCTTTTCATAATCTCCTTTAAATAAATCAGAAGATTTTGGAGCCTTTACATCCTTTCCTTTTACTTTAGGTTTATCATGTGTACCATCTTTAACTGCGGCATCCATATTATCTTTAGTACTAAAATATACCAATCTACCTGTTTCTTTGGATATTGCCGAAAAATCAGTTGTTTTTGGTTTAGCCTCAAATAATTCTTTAAGTAAAATCATACATATAAATATAAATGAAACAAAAAGGGAGAATTTTTAGTTTCTCCCTTTCTTTTATGTCAATAAATGATAATATTCCTTAAAGTGTTTAATTCTGTCTGCTAATCCGATAGTTCCACCATTTACTCTTTTAGTAATAGATGTTACAACTGCATCAGTAGCACCACCATCTGCCATCTTATGTAATCCGTTTTTAGAGAAGAACCATGCTGCTGATAATAATGCGTAAGATGATGCTACCTTATCAGGGTTTGCTGTCATATCTTCACCAATTGATTTACCAAATGCAGTGTAGTTATCTTTACCTGTTAATTGAATATATCCTCTACCTCTAAATTTATAACCGTCACCACTTGCTTCAGTTCCGTTACCCATTCTATTTGCATATACTTTAGATGCAATTTTTTGTGGTTGTCTAGCATATGGAGCTGCTGCAGCTTCAGTTGGAAAGTATTTTTTAAAGATACCATTCAAACCTTTTGCTGAATAGTTTAAGTTTTCTTGTGTTGCTCTAAAACCGCCACTCTCATGTCCGCATTGTGCTAAGAAGTGTGCCAATCTTAATGGAGTATTGATTTGAAACTTAGCTGCCGTATCAGGAATCATTGCGATTACTGCATCAGGAATATGTCCTTTTAATTTATCTAATTTCAATCCACCGACTGGTGCTATTGGTACAGCTGCTACTGGGGTTGGTACAGATGTTGTTGTTTCACCCATAATCTTTGCCCAAGTTGATGGTCCTACAATACCATCTGCAGTTAAACCATTCTTTGCTTGCCATTCTTTTACAGCCGCTTCAGTTTTAGGTCCAAAGTTAGTTACCGCTGGTTCAATACCCAGCTTTTGTTGCATCAACTTAACATTTTCGTTATTATCACCTTTTTTTAATAACATAATAAAAATTATTTAGATTGTTCTTCCGTAACTTCTTTATTTCCTTGTCCGAAATCAATTACTTCAAAAACTCTTGTCTGAATTTTCTTAGTACCTTCGGCGTTTGTTAATATAATTGAATTTTTGAATTTTTGCCAATTGATGACAAATGCGGTATCTAATACGCCACCATTTTCCTCTTTAACTAATTCGTTAAGAGCATTGATAGTGTAAAGTGAATTTGATTCTTTCTTTCTATGTATTAAGATTGTGTTTTCCAACGGAGTTTCCGGTTGGAATTGAGTATCTATGTTATATGTTACAAATAATTCCTCTAAATTGGACTTGTTTTGTAGTATATAAATATAGTTGTAGACTATATGATAAGTCTCTCTTATTTGTTGTAGAGTGTTTTGCAACTCCTCTTTTGTTGTAAATGTACAAAGTAACTGTGTCTTCATTCTTCCTCTTGTTTCTTTTTATTACCTATAAATATAAAAAATCAAAAGGAAGGGTAAAAACGGGTTATCTTCTTACTTTCTTAACAGGTGCTTTAGCGGATGCTTTCTTTACAGGCTTTTTAGTTGCTGCTTTCTTAACCGGTGCTTTAGCTTGAGTCTTTGTTTTTGGTTTTTTAGTAGCTGTTTTTGGTACAGGTCTTTCAATTGGTTGTTTAGCACTTTCTAAATATTTTTTTCTAAACAATCTAACTTTAGGATGATTAGGATATATTTTATCTAAATCCTGAAGTCTTGCTCCTATTTCCACCATTGTTTTTTCATCCAAAGAATCTAAATCTTCTTCAAAATCATTAGTTATATCACCCAACATAGAAAGTACAACGATTGATTTATCTTCATCAGACCAAGGTGTATTTGGATTTCCCTGCGAATCAACACCAGTACCATTATAATCAGTATGTCCATATTTGTAAGATATACCACCGAATGTATTTTGTGACATCTCAAATGTAGGAGCGTTACCAAATCCTCTAGTTCTAATCTTAGCTTCAAATAATGGAAGTTGAGATGGTTTACCATCCGGACCATTAACATTGATTGCCACAGACATTACTCCTTTTTTTCTACTAATAACTATTTTACTATCAATCGTATCTTCAATTTGCTTTCTTATTTCTGCTTTTTTAGCAGGGTCTGTTTCAGATTGATATTTAGCATATAAATCATCTACTCCAAACAATTTAGATAATTCCTCTTTTTTCATTTCAATAGCTGGGTTAGTACCATATACTACTTTCAATTCATCTAAATTAGGATTATCCGCAAATAGGATATCGGTAATATGAGTTTCATCTCTTACCAATTTTTTAACCACCGTTTGGTTTTCCGGTTTATCAAAATCATCTGCTATTGAATCTGTCATTTCTCTATCAAGAGCTCTCATTTTACCATAGGCTGATTTCAAATATGAATTGGTTGATGTTTTACACATATCACCAATAACTTTCATAGCATCTCCACTTAAAGGTCTTGCACTCATTACATTTTGTATAAAATTATCACATTTAACTTTTGATAAATCATTAGCTTTAGTTAATTTTAATATATCAGCTACTCTACTTTTAACTGTAGCCGGCTTACTACTCAATCTATCCGGATTCTTTTTTAAATTATCAAAATCTTTACAAAATTCATCTTTATTAGTTTGTGCAAAATTTGAAACTTCATATAATTCTTCGTTTCTTCTTTTTTCATAATGAGATGCTTTAGATGATTCACCTAAAACAAATCCTTTTTCTTGCATTGTACCTTCTAGCTTTTTCCACCCACCACTAAATATGAATACCTTTAAATCTTTTTTAAGAGATATACCCAATCTTTTACCATTTGGATATTCCTTATCAGGTTTCATTTTTATAAACATATCAGCAGATGTACCATGTCCTTGTGAGCCTACTAAAGCTCTACCTTCTTGGTTATCCCATCCAATTTCTTCAATATTATGGAATCCAATTTCTTTATGAATTAAATCAATTGTATTCATAGCTGAGTCTATCCACTCTTTTGTTAAGAATGAATCAGAGCCTAAATAAGTTTCTAAATGTTTTCTAGTAATTTCTCTTGAAGCTTGATAACATTTATTTACATCTTTTGTTTTAACCATACACTTATCAAAAGCGTTCTTTAACACAAGAGTACCTTTAACTACGGCAGATTCACCTGCTCTACTTTCAGGACTACCCAATCCAACTCCTTTTGATTCAACAGATGGTTTCTTTTCAGTAAACTTTTGTCCTTTAGCTTTAGCTTTAGCTTTTCTTTTTTCCCAAGCATCTATTTTCTTTAACAAATCTAATTTTGCTTTTTTCTCTTGCTTCTCAATATCTGATTTGGTTAAACTTAATGAATCAGTTACAGACTTATCTGTAAATGCTCTCATTGCTTGTCTTTCTTTCTCAGTTTTAGGGGAATCAATTTCTTGTCTACCCGATTCTTTTTCAGCGGTATCTGCTGCTGATGTAGCTTGGTTTTGGTCTTTAGGTTCAATTACATTTACAGTAACACTCTTACCACTTGGAGTTGTTTTATTTATAGTTTTTTCAAACAATAAATGTATCCATTTTTCATTACCCTCTAATAAAAATCCATTTACTATACTTTCAGTTCTTACATATTGTGCAGGTCCATCTGGAGTATCTGAATAATAATTACCACCAATAGGATATATTACTCCACCCGGCTTTTCATCTGCAGGTTCTGGTTCAGGTAATTTTTCTGATGGGTTTTCTTTTTTACCATTTATAATATCATCAACTAAATCAGCATGTCCATCACCTGCAACTACAACTGGTATCTTTCCATCGGAAGATATTTCGTTTTGTTTTTTTATAATGTTTAAATCTCTTGCTCTATTAAATGCAACCTGAACATCATTAACCTGTGTTTCAGTATCACCATTATCGTCTGGGAATGATAATCTATACAATGTATCTTTATCTTGCTCCGTTGGAGTATTCCAATTTTCTATTGGAGGAAATCCAGCTTCTTTAGCTGCATCTTGTAAGAATTGTTTTCCTTCCTCATCTAAAAATTTAGATGGACTCATTGTATCAGTACCTTCACCCTGTCCAATCATACTAGCCCAATTACCAGCTTTGATTTTAGTTTGTGAAAGGCCAGTTTGTTCTTCTTGTGACTTATATAAATTTGATTCCGGAGTGTGTACATCTAATTCATCACCATCCCAAGTATCTATTTTTGCTCCTAATTTTTTAAATTCTTCTGATGCATGTATTTGCTCATCATTGAATTGTAATTCACCACCATCACCAGTTCTACCACCTTCACCTACAAATACTATATCTTTCCATCTTTCTTTTGGTATAGTTGCTTTAACTTGATTAACAATATCATCTATTGCTTTTTCGTTTCTATGTGGTACTCCATAAAGTTGGCCACCATTATCAAATTCAATTGTTTTTACATCAATACCCGATGATTCACCTTTAAATGTTTTGATATTTGATTCAGGATTATCATTGTATGGTTTTAATTCTGCAGCCATTGGTTGAGTTGTCTCAGGCTTATTAGCATCTGCTTTTTTAGCCGCAATACCCATATCTTCTGCAAACTTATTCGCCATTGGTATTACATCCTTAATATCACTATCAATTACATTAACCTTCATTTGTATTTGAGAATCAGGATTTGCTGCGTTATATGCTGCTATTGCTGCCCAACGATGATGACCATCTACTACATATCCATCTCTACTTACATAAATTGGTGCCGTAATTTCTGGATTCTTTGGGTCTTTTTCTAATGCTCCCAACATACCAACTACTTTAGCTCCAACTAATTCATTTTGAGTTGCTTTTAATTTATCAGCAGGTATTTCAGTTTGAGTAACCTTAATACCTTTTTGATTTAACATTTCTTTAAATACCGGCTCAGTATCAACTTCACCATCTTTATTAACCGGCATATCTGCTGCTCTACTACCAGCAATTGCTTTACCTTTGAATTGTGGCATTTCCTCTCTTGGAATTCCTAAGTTATCATCACAATATAAGTTTGTACCCGGTACAGTTATTTGACAAAGATTAATGTTTGGTATTTTTTCACCATTAGCTTTTGCATCATCAACTATTTTTTTAACTTTTTGAATATCAGTATTAAATTTAGCTAAATCACCAGAATCTATTCCATCTGGTATATCAGAACCTCCACCAAAAACATTCGGGTCAGCTTGTGGCATTTCCTTTGCTACATCCTGAGCCTCTATTGGATTAAATTTAGCATCTAATGGATTTGTTTCATCTTCGGCTTTTTTATCTGCCGCCGCATCTTCCTTATCAGCCTTTGCTAATTTAGCACTTGCTGCTTTTTCTCTATCTAATCTAGCAGCCATAGCTGGGTCCACTTCAGGATCGAACATTGCAGCTGCCTGTTTCATTTTATCTTCTTCACCTCCCGCTTGAGGAGCTTCATCTTCTTTACCACTTGGTTTTTGACCTGCTAACTCTCCACTTCTACCATCTTTCTCACTTCCCAAATCCTGCATTGCTGCATCTTTTGCATCTGCATCTGCTGGTAATAATTTCTCAGCTGCTATTCTACCGGGATGGTCTTTTGGCAATCTTAAAAGGTTACCAACAATACCTTCGGCATCTTCACCTTTGGCATTTTTATATTTAATTGATTTATTAAGAATTGGATTAGTAAATTGTTTACCATCAGCTTCAGTAAGAGTTTGTATTAATTCATCTTTAATATCGTTCAATCCCATTTCGGAAAGAACTGATGATAGCTCATTAATATGCTTTGGGTTATTTGGATTTGGCTGGCCATCATCTACTCTATATGCCCATTCTACCAATATCTCATTAATTAATTCAGATAAATTCATATTCATTAAAATTTGTGGTCTACACTATCACATAGCATTTCCAATTCTTCCCAAGAAAATTTAGGTTTTTCATTTAGAAATACATAACACTTCCATTTCTTTTGTTTTTCAAAATAGATGTGTTTTTGTAAATGAGATGGAATTGCTGCTCCAGTTGCTACTCTTTTAGCAGGTTTATCAAAGAATGTTTTTATTAATACTGTAATATTTTCAGTATCATCCCATTTGCGAATTTGTTCTTCTAATAATCTCCACTCACCTCTATTAAGATACTTGTCCTGCATTATACAATTTAAGTAAGAAAATGTTTGTTTTAGATTTACCATATTATCAGAAAATGTTGCAGCGGGTGCACCATGTCCTTTATCGTATATGTTTGCTTTATAATCATCCCCATCTGATGTTTTGATGTTTGGTTCTTTGTAGAAATCCATAGCTCCTCTATTCACATTTGTAGGACGGTTTGTTGAACGATACTTAATTACTAAGGGTTGTTCTAATGATTGTGAGTATAAAACCTCAAACACATTGTTTTTAATTCTTACATTTTGTCCAAACGAAATTAAAGAAACAAATAGGAAACCAATAAGAAACATTGTTTTTTTCATATTATAGCACATTTTTGTATATACTATAAATATGGGTTCTTATAGTTTTCCGTAATCCAATCCCCAACTAGCTTTAACAGGAAAACCACCTTCTTCAATAATATCCTTCAAATCCTTAATCATATTCGGGTCAACATCCGTAGGAACATCAAAAAGAAACGAATCATAGGTATATAAATCCAATGTAATTCCACTTCCTTCAATATAATCCAATATCGTTCTCATCTTATCCACATTCATTTCAGTCTCTACCGCTTGAAGTAGATAGTTGAATACTTTTTGTGGGTTAGGTTGTTCTATCCACTCCAACGGAATTTCTCTATGTGGTGTTTGTAGGAATCCGTTTCTTTGTGTTTCAATCCATAGGTTATCAATGTAATCAGCTACGGAATTAAGATATGGAATTTGGCGGAAATCATCATCAATACCACCATATAACAAACGGAATGTAATCCCCTTACCTTCGTTCACATCACATCCATATTGTTCGGCTAACCACTCATGTACATTACCTTCCGGCATATGGAACTTAATCAACTTACCGATAAGACGAGGGTGATATGCGTTATAATCCATTTGTAGGTATATCCCATTAGCCACAAATACCTCTCTCGTCCCATCCGATTTATTGAGGGCGGCATAGTTCACACCACCATGCCTATTGGATGGTCTACCTGTCACCGTAAATGGATTGTATTCCGTAAACACACAATTACCATTGGTTAAGTGCTTGGAAGCTTGTGGCCATCTATCAATAAATTTTTCCCTATCGACACGAATCCCCGTCATCTCAATTCGGGCTAAGGTTGGAATGAATATATCATTATACCAATTATAAGTTTTAGAATTCTGATTTGTATATCTATTTAGTTCGTTTTCAATTGCTTCACACAATTTAAGAATGGGAATGGATTGAATGATGTCCTCTTTGTAACCCTTATGAATAAAGGGAGCCACTAAGTGTTGTATTGGTTGAGAGTAGTCTATTGTTTTACCATGCTTTAAGAAGTAAGCAGTGTCAACATCATTCAAGCCTTCCCTTACATCCGTAAAAGATTGTAGTAGCTTTTTCTTTTGGAATACCCATTTTTCTCCGGCAGTATTCAACACACTCCCTATTTCGTAATTAGAGGAGCATATAGCGTCTGTGTGTTGATGTGGTAGTATATACTTGTCCGTTTGGGTTTTAATGAATATAAACGATATATGAGTGTTATTAGGGTGCTTATCATTGTCCACCCACATAGGATACCAAATGGAAGCTTCGGTTTCCAATTTTGTACTCAATTCGTTCAATTCATCAATAGACTCAACAATTATCATAGGATACAAAGATACAAAAAAAATCCCAAACTACCAAATTAATGTAGAATGGGATTTTGGTGGAGATGAGGGGAATCGAACCCCTGTCTTACAAAGTAATCATAATACCAGCATATTACACGTTTAGGTAAAGTTTAATCTTATTCACTTTCCAAAATAATTGGGGCCGTATGGTTAGTACAGCTTTCCACCAACCTATCAGTTTTTAAGAGCCGATAAGTAGAGCTCCGTTTTGTTCACTTCTATTTAAATGTTCCACGAGTGATGCGGAATGAACTAAGCAGCGTATGCGTACTCAGATGCACCAATGAATTCCATCATAGAATCAAAGGTCATAGTTGACATTTCGTCAGTTATTGTTTTGTACAGATTTAAAGACATCTAGCACTTCTGTCTACGTGTGGTACTACCATTCTCATTGCAATCAAGTCCAAGGCATCCCCATATAATATGTAAATATACGAAAAATAATCCAATCCACCAAATTAGTTTGGGGTTGCGAATTGTAAAAGGTTGGGAAGATACAAATATAGTAATGGTATCTTTTTCAAATGCAATTTTATAGAATTAAAATTAGATTGTTTTATTTGTTCAGCATTTCCAATCAATCTCCACTTTACTTTAACAATTGTGTAAAACTTCAATTCAATACTACCTACAGATTTACTTTCAATTTCATAAATATATGAATTTGTATCATTGGATTTTTGTGCAAAATATCTGTAAATATAAGCATTTTTATAATCATTATCCGTTGGCGTTGGGATATATGCTGCTATTTTTTCGGTAGAAAAATTATTGTTTAAAAATGAGCCATTTAGTTTATTGTATCTATTTACATCCATATTTAATTATTATTGATATTGTCTAAAATCGCCAGATACTGTAGTAGTCCATAATGAATCACTAATTTCTTGCTCATATTGTGTTATTTGAAAAAATCCAAAATTTGAATATCTTTTAGGGATACCATCCACATGAAATATATTGCCCCTCTCCAATCCACTAATACCATATGTTTTGAATGAATATTTTATAGGTAATAAAGGAGAAACTCTTTTGTTTGATGATTCTGTACCTTTTTTGTATGTGTAAAATGTTTTATTTCTAATAACATCAAATAAGTTAATATCATCAAATGTATAGATATTAAAACTTAAATTAAGTTCAGCTCTGTTTGTTGGGAAGCTGAAGTTATCGGATATAAAATCTGTCTTTGGAAGTATAGTTAATTTTTCTAAATTTTCAGAATAATAATCAGGTTCCTCTGGTGCTGCTGTATTTGTTGTTGGTTGGGTTGTTGACTCGGTTGTTCCTGCCTCTGTGGATGTTGTTACAGCCGTAGGTGTGGGTGCTGCAGTAATTTCCGCAGTTGGTAGAGTATTATTTGTACTTACTTGCAAAAATGCATCCTTAATACCACCAAAAAAAGACACATTACTATCAGAGTTTGCATCTATTATCGGTTGATTTGCATTAACTGCTATTGAGTTACGTCTAGCTATTATTTGATTTGCCATATCAGCGGGGATTGACATATCTAAACTTGCTTCTAAGAATTTAGAACGCATTCCACTATGTTGAAATTTTCTAATTCCAGTATCCGAAGTAAGTTGACCAGACCAGTTTTCATCAATTATTTTAAAAGTTAGTTTACCGTCTGTTTTTGATTTTGCTTCTATAATTTGAAAATTCCAAAATGAATTAACGGCATCGGACATTCCATTTAATAAATCTTCTAATATTTCTCTTATATTTTTATTTGATTGACTTATTGTATTTTTAAAAAAATCAAAATTTACATAAAGGTCATTTAAATAACCCCAATAATTTGCTTCTTCTCTGTATGGTAGTGTATCATCTGTTTCTTCAATAGATTTTGGTTGGCCAAATCTAATAAATTTTTCAGAACCAATTGCTTCTCTCGTTTGAGTATCTATATTATAAGTTCCTTCATTATCCCAAGTTTTTTCATATAAATCACGCTGGTCCACAAATTGTGCATTATCAAAATATTTAGAAAAATCAGGAATAAAGCCAGGTATTACCATTTTATCTTTTTTTGTTGAAAAGATATTAGGGAATGCTGGTAATATTGTATCCGATGTATCTATTTTAATGGATACATCAGAACCAGCTGATGTGTAAATTAATCCACCATTTGAATTTAAAATATCCATAGCTAATGAAAATTTTATATATGCTTCGGATTGAATGAAGCTTGTTTTAGGTATGGGCCCATTCTCAGCTTCAATATCTTCTTCAAAATCTAAATTAAAGAATTTTTTCCAAGTAAGTGTACTTGAAGTTGTAATTTTATTTTTTACTACATCATCAAAGTTTATAAAATATCCAGATTTACAACTTGACATCAATTCCTTAACTTCTTCGGTTTGTCTTTGTGATGGTAATTTATTAAACATATTTTTAAATCGTCTTTTCATTAACGTATCTTCATCAGTTCCAATTGCACGTTCACCATACACCTCCGTCAATGGATATAAATTAACTCCATTATTTGAATCAACCGCTCCATCTTTTTTATTAATAACAAATGATTGATTATGAGATTGAAGGTAAGTTGGTAATGATGGTACTCCTTGCATTTTAATTTCAATATTAAAAATATCACTTTCACTTTTTACGCTACCTCCTGTTATGAATCCAAAATAACAATCATACTCTCCCTTACATTGCTTTCTTATATTTTTTAACGTATCATTATTCAATCCCCTACCTTTTGCAGCTGCTAAAATTTCATTAGAAGTTATATATCCTTTTGTATTATTTGCATTAGGTTTAATTAGTCCTAATTGCCCATCCGTTGAATTCCAGCCCCATTCAATAAACAAACTAAATCCGGGTTCCATAAAATACTTTTGTATCAATTCTAATTGTTCTAATGAAAAACAACTTATATTCATATTAGCTTCTCTGGATATTTGGTCAGTTCCCTCTGCAATATGCAACATTGTAATTATTGGATTGGGTCTACCAGCCCTACCTACACTTGGATTTATAATTTTACCGTTCCAATTAGTACCAACAGTTCCAGATGATGTATTAGTACCATATATTGATGCTCCATTCGCAACACTTCCAAGAACACCATCTGTACGTGATGTAAATATATTTCTATTTGGGTTACTTTCCAAAATAAGACCATCATCCGCTCCAGAAATTGCTCTTATAAAAATACTTTTTTTTGCAATATTAATTGGATTTCTTGAAAGTATAGTGTTATATATTACTGAATCAATTTCTTCAAACTGCGGAAACATATATTTTTTAGTTTATAAAATTATTAATTATATTGATATAATTTGCAGGTATTCTTAACACCGTACCATCTGCTAATGCAAATTTACCATTATGTAATTTATTTGCAGCTGCTATAATCCACCAAAGAGTAGAATCTCCATAATATTCATATGCCAATGAATCCAATCTATCACCCGTTTCAGTTGCTACATACACATCATTATCAGATAAAGGAATTTTAGTATATATTCTAGATTGATATACAACCTTACCTTCTTTATTTTTTTTGGTTGAATTATTTTGATATCTACTTGTCATTTTTTATTGTTTAGGAGTTGATTGTACCACAACTTCAGGTAAATCAGAAACCGCTGTGAATGGTTGTGGTGTATAATATCTTCTACCAATTGTAGTACCAACCGATTCTATTAATTTTAGTGAAATAGCCACATCTATTATTTGAGGTAGAATATATTTAGATAAATTAGTTGTTGATGATTTTTCAGCTTTATCTTTTTCTGGTTGGGCTTTACCTTTACCGCCTATGTGAACATTTTCAACATTTACCTTAGATGCAGCGGGGTTACGTTCCCATTTCATCGTCTCTTTGTTAAATTCCAATGGACTAATTCCAGTTTCCCAAGTGTAACTATCATCAACAGTATAACTTAAACTATCTATTATTGCATATTTATTTACAAACATACTACCCAATGTAAATTCAATAAAAGGTGGAGTTACATGAGTGTAATTATCCATTTTATCGTTTTCAAAATCCGTTGGAGAATATACATTACTATATTCTTGTGGATAACATAATGAAGTTAAAAAATTTAATTTTTCCCAAGCTGTTACATGTTCTGCTCTATTTAAAGAAAATACTTTAAAATTAAATGTAACCATTCTTTCAACTTGATTGTATGTGTATAATGGGAATGGGTTACCAATAAATTTAGCAGTATCCCAAGTTGGCGTCATCGTTTCAGTTAATCCAGTAATAGTTGCTCTAAACCTAACAGTTTGAGCTGGTGTTAATAGTGGTGATTTAAATTTTAAAGTAACAAAATCAGCCTCATCTGCTTTACTAGCCGCATCCTTTTCACTTAAGGCTGGTAATAACTGATTTATATAATCCGACCCATTCTTTATTCCATATTTTCTTTGTAATGAATAATCAGAATTATCTGCTATTTTTGAAAAAGTATCAGTACCATCACCTTTCTCTCCATAATAAGAATACATTTTTGCTATCTCAGCTTCACTTTTTTCTCCAGCTAATAATGCAAGTCTTTGATTATTTCCAAAAACTCTTTTATTTCGGTCTTTTCCTTTTTTGTCTTTGTATTTTTTTGCATTTTCGGGATTAAGACTTAATGCATTAAAAGGTAATTTGGCCTCATCTAATTCTATTTGCTCTTCGGTAGATGGATTATTATATAAATTTAATAATGATGATAAATCATGTCTATCTTTTATTTCCGGCGAATCTTTTTTAAGTAACAGTGAAGAGTACGTGCTATCAGGAGTATATGAAAATGGTCCTGTTTTTATATTAGCGGTGTTAGATAATATAAATCTAGTATTTGCCTCTCTAAATTGAAGTGCGTTATTTCTTAAAAATAATTTTGTAGTTATATTCTTACCTTCGGTTATTAATTCTCCTATGGTTTGATTAGTTAATAACGATGTTCTTAAATTTTTTATAGTACCATTAATAATATTTCCTATAAATGGAACTCCCTCACTTTTTTTCTTTAATCCATAAATAAAATTCATAGATTCACCTTTATCAAAAGCGTTTTGTAAATTCTGGCCTTTATACGTTTCCTTTACCAATAACGATGGATAAATCGGATATGGATATAATCCCACACTATTAACTGCACCTGCCACAGAAACTCTCACATCAGCAACTATACCAGCAATACCACCATCTCCGGTATTTCTATTTGCAATCATCAAATCTTTTGCGTAAGTACTTTTTGTTGCAAGTCTTATAATGTTAGTACCATATAAAAATGGAGAAGATAATAATCTTAATGGTCTTAAACCTGTTAGAGTTTCTTCAATAAAAGTTTCTGAATTTGTTTCCGAGTTTCTTAATCTAAATTTATTAAAAGTAGAAATTACATTATTATTTATTAAAACACTATTTGTTCTAATTGGCCTTTCTTTACTATTCTTAGGCGCATATGTAACTTCAGCGGTTTGTCCGCTTGATATAGTTTTTGTTTTAAATAAATCTTTTAAAGATGCCATTTATATTATATTTTTATAATCCTAATGTATTTCTTGTATTTTTAGATTGAACTGACATTAAACCTGAATTTAATTTCTTACCGTCTATACTTGCGTACGCTTGGATACCTCCTGTTTTCAAATCGTTTCTCATTGCTCGTATTTCATTAATAAGAGCAAAGTTTGTTTGTTGTGATGTTTTTTGGTTTGATAAAGAACTTGCATTTTCAGAACCACCTCCGAATAAATTTGTTCCAGCTACAACTCCATTTTTATTTCCAACAAATGTATCTTCAGAATTTAATCTTACAGTTCCTTTTGGAGTACTTACAACATTTCCTTCTTTATCAATTTCACCATCATCTATACTAATACCATTTAAAAAAGAACTACCAGCAATAACCAAAGCAGCTCCACCAAATACATTACCACTTAATGCCATCATAGCTCCACCTGCTATTAACGCAACCGTAGCTATTCCTTTTAATACTTTGAAAAAACCTCTACCAAATTCAGTTGCTCCAAATAAAGATTTAGATACTCCACTTAACACATTTCCTATTTTTCCAAATGTAGTTGCAATTCCATTAATAAGCATCGCAAATGGTTCTAAAGCCATTACCATAGCTTGTATAAGTGGAAGTACTGCAGTTCCAATTACCATACCAATTCCTTTGAATGAATTTATAATTTTTGTTAATTGTCCTTGCATTTCTTGCTCTGTCTTTAATTTACTTATTGCTAATTGTAAATCTTCTTTACTTGCATTAGTAATATCTAATCCATTTTCTATTGCTTGAAGTGCTAATGCCTTTTCATCATCACCCAAATGCGCTAATTTTTCTCGTTGGTGAATTAATTTTTGGATAACCGCAGGTGTACTAGCTACTGTTTTTGCTAATTCTTTTTGTGTCCAAAGGTCTTTATCGGCAAATCTACCACCTCTTTCCATTTGGTCTAACACCTCATCCAATGCACCCGAATAATCCTTTGTTGCTGCTAATGCTCTTGCTTGAGTTAAATTAAATTGCCCTTGTGCAAATGCATTAGCTTTTAACTCCTGCTCTATACTACCTTCAAAATCTAAAAGTTGTTCACTAACTCCCATTACTTCTTTTAAAGTAGTACCAAGTCTTCTAGCCTCAATTGCAGTTTTGGCCATATTATCAAATCCAGTTCCAAAATATTCAGCACTATCTTTGGCTGCCTCTGCTATATCTTTAAATACTTTAGATGGTGCTACTTTTGCCAATTTTGCAACGTTTGTTACCTGTATTGCATAATTGGTTGCAGTTTGTTCACTCAATCCAGTCATTGCTTGTAATTGAGCAACAAATTCAGTTGCATCTTCGTTAGCTATTCCAAAATTAGAATTTAATACCGTTAATGCTCTTACTGTATCTTTTGATATATTAGCTATATCACCAAATTCGTTTTTAAGTTCAGTAATTACATTATATACATCTTCAGCTTCTACTCCTAAATGAGCCATTTCTTGAGTAACTTCTGCAGCTTTATCTTTAATATCACCCATTTGAGAATTTAAAATTCCCGTTTCTTGTCTGAATTTCTTCGCTGCTGCAGATAATTCTGTGAATGCCTTTACACCCAATGCAAAGATTGCCGCGATACCAGCCCAAACAAGTACTACAAGACTTGATATTTTAAGAAATGTACTAACACCTTCAATTATAGATTTTAAACCATCTGGTATTACATCATACATTTTTTTCTGCTGTTCTTGTATTTCCCCAATTCTTTTTTCTTGTGCTAGAAATGCCTTTCGTTGCTCAAACATATCCATAAAGATTTTTTGAGTGTTTTCATCAAAATCTTTTATAGATTCTTTGAATTTTAATTCTTCTTTTGCAGCCTCACTCATTCCTTTAGTAGTATCTCTAATATCAAGAGTAGATTCTACTTGTGAAAGAAGAGCTTCTCTTTGCTGTTTTAAAAGTTCTTTTTCACTAAATAATTTTTGTAATTTATCAGCTGCAGCTGCTCTATCATCGTCTGTAAACTTCTTACCATCTTTTTTAACAAGAAGTATTTTTGTATTAATTTCTCTTATTCTTGCAGATACACTAGCTATAGCACTATAACCTGTGCTTTCATCATTTAATGCTGCTTTAAGTCTTGTTGATAGTTTTGAAAATGATTTTAATTCGTTTTCACTATCTTCTAATATTTCTTTTTTAAATTGAGCCTGCTTTTTTAAAGTCTCTGACCTCTTTTGATTTGTAGATAAAAGTTTTTCAGTTACTTTGAGTTCTTCCTTTAGTGTTTCTAAACTCTTTTTTTCAGCAGCCATTACTTTTTCAAGACGTTTAGCTTCTTTAGCTTTAGATACAGCTATCTTTTCATTTTGCGCATTAATTCGTTTTTCAGCTGCTTCAATCTGCTCTAATAGTTTTAGTCTTTGCTCTTCTTGTTGAGGTATAGTGGCCATTATTTAATTCAATTATTATGGTACTAATCCTACACTTTTAAGTGCTTCGTATTCTTTAGGATTTTCCTTTTTCATTTTTTCAAATTTGGGAATAGACTGTCTTGTTATAGAATCAATCTTATCTCTTAATTTTTGTAGCTCAGGATCATCATCAATCAATTGTTGAATTTGCTTAGGCGGGTCTTTTTTTGAAAACCAACCAAAAAACTCCGTTAAATTTGATTTTTTTATTTTATACTTCTTTGCCATATGCGGTTATTTGTAATAATACAACTATAAATATGATATAAACAAAAAAGTTAGGACTATCTATTAATCCTAACTTTTGATTGCTTATTTTGTTGTTCTATAGCTTCGTTTTCCTTTTTCTTAGCATTTACTAATTGTTGGTAGTAAAACATTCTAAGATAGGTTGGCATTCTATACAAATCCATTATTGTGAACCCATTACCATAGTTTACCATCTCAAAAATTTGAGTATGGAGTTGAATACTATGATTCGGAGCTAGGCCAAAAAAACCCTACGCCCATTACTATGGGCAGTACCTCCTCTTGTCCGTCTTCATGTGTATATGTGATTCTCATATCCATGTCCGGCTGAATTGTTTTAATGTAATCTCTAAATGCTCTACTATCTTTTGCTAAAAATCCATTTATAAATTTATTAATAGCTGCTACACTATTATCACCATCTACGGCTTTAATTATATGTCTAAATCTAGTAGTAATATCATGTGAAGTATCTTTATTAACCTTTTCTAATGCGGTAATATCTTTATCGATAGCCTTTTCATCACCATGAGTTAATAATTTAAATGTTAATTTATTTTTACTAGTTGGAGTAATAAATTCAAATTCATTTTTATTTTCAAATTTGGATATATCTACTTTTTTTGTTTCAATTTTTGATAAATCCACATCAATATTTATAACATCTCCTTTTAGAGAAGAATATGCAGATGCTTGATAAGTAGGCCCATATCCTAATAATCTTGTTGCTAATATAATAGCGTTTTTATCTCCAATAAGAATATCATCTATATTAACATTATCAACAATAACCGATTCAAATAACTTATCTAACACAATACCTTTTTTGATAAGGTTTTGTGAAGAAAGGATATCTTCCTCCTTTGCAGTCATGTGCTTAATTGTTATTTGACCAGATGATAATGGATGGTCTTTTGGATATAATTTACCTTCCGATGGTAAACTGATAACTTCCGTTGGAAAATCATATTGTTTTTCGTTCATAACTTTACTTGTTTTAAGTTTGTATATATAAATACATCTTTTTAAAAAAATTAGAAAGCATAAAAAAGGGGATATTGTAGTATCCCCTTTAATTTTATATGTTTTTGATTAGAATTCTAATACAGCGTAATCATATGCTATTTGCAATTCGATTTGTGCTGGGTCATTAGATGTCATATCTAATTCACCAAAGTTTACTTGCAATGGAAATGCTCCATATAAAGTCCAAGTTTCAACTACATCACCAACAGGTCCTAACATTTCAATTTTGATAGTCTTTTTATAGAATTCAGAATATCCCTTTCTACCAGTGATTGATTCATGTCCTAAACGAACCCACTCCATAACTTGCTGTGCACCTGATGGTACAATTGGGTCATAAAGTGTAAGTGTGATATCTTGCCACTCACCTTTACCTTGTAACTTTCTTTTCACGTTAATGTGGTCTAAAGTTACAACTTCAAAGTTGATTTGAGGTCTATTACCTGCCTTTACCAAATATGCATCAATCCCATCTATACTCATTTTAAAACGAGCTTTGGTTTTCGGTTCCCAGGTTTTGTAGAACATATCGTTGTATTCTAATACTGTTGCCATTTTCTTTTCCTTTTATTTGTATTAATAAATATTAATTTTGTTTATTTTCATATTATGCTGAGAAAGATGCTCCTGTTGGTAAGATGTTGAAATCAATTACTATGAATTCCGCTGTCTTAGCCGGTTGTAAGAACACTTGTCCTGCTAATATGTTTCTATCGATTACATCAGGTGTATTGTTTGTTTCATCCATTACTACTTTGAATGCGTACAAACCTTGTCTTTGTTGTATGCTCTCTAAGTAAGGATTAACAGTGTTCAAGAATCTTTGTCTTGTCTCAGTAGTATTTTGTTCAAATACTAAGAAACGAGATGTAGATGCTATAAACTTCTTCATTGTGATAAGTAATCTTCTTACGTTGATTCTATCTAATGCTGATGCTCTATCTTGCAATGTTTTTTGTCCGAATGCTACAATACCTTGTCCAGGGAATGCTGCGATTGGATTTACTTTGTTCTCATATAGAGTATCTCTTTCAGCATGTGTTAATCTATCTAATACTGAAACTGCTCCAGTAATACCACCTCTATTCAAACCAGCAGGTGCGAACCATTCAGCTGCTAATCTATCGTTTGCAGCGAATACAGCCGGCATCAATACTGATGGTGGTACAGTTATTAATTTATTTGTGTTAGTATCAATTGTTTTAACCCAAGGATAGTAAGTTGCTGCGTAGTTTGTATCAACCGCGTTAGCTGCTTCAGTTACACCTGTTATAGTTGCGTTATAATCAACAAAATCAGCTATATAAAAACAATCTTGTCTATCTTCACAAATATCAATACCTTTAGTAACAATAGATGGATGTAAACTTCTTACAATACCAGGAGTTACTAACATATTAATATCATACTCATCAGGATTTGAAATTGCGTTTAATGCTTTATTGTAAGCTACCGAACCAGATGTTGCTGATGTTGAACAATTGAATCCCTGAGTGTTACCCGGACCCCAATCTGCATCTCCAGGTTTTGCTACAGTTAATGTTGGGTTTAAACCATCAAATCCATATTGGAAACCTAATACAAATTGTCTCTTAACCATATCAGTTGCTGATGAACCTGTAATTTGATATGTTAATCCTATACCACTTATATTACCATCAAATCCAAAATCAAGATTTGAACCAGTTTGTGCTCCAACAGGAATTGGTTTTAAGAACTGAGCGTTATCACCAGATATACCTTCACTTTCAAAATCCATACCAGCATAATATACTGGAGATGATGAAGTGTTACCTGCTGAGTTTGTTTGATAAACTACAGATGGTAATCTTAATGCTTGTGCATTATTAGTTGCTTCAATTGGGTTTGTATAAGCCCCATGTCCAAATGGTGCTGCTGATATTGGGTATGAACCAGGTCCAGCCAAATCAGTAGTATTTTGAACTTCAACTCTTATATATTTTGATTGATTTGAATAATTACCAAATTCAGTAATTTTTCCAGTATCACCAATTGTAAAATATCTATCACCTATTCTTCTAGCAATATAATTTGCTGAATTAGGGTCTAAGTTTACATTTTGGAATGATTCCAAAACAGTCTTTCTTTTATCCGTATCACTATATGAACGAATCGTTACAGTAAATGTAGAATAATCAGTAGAAGCATCTTCACCAGCTGCTTTTACATTTGAAATACCAACTTTAAATTTAGTATTGTATCCTGTACCATGTCCTTTGGTTACGAACTTAAATAGATTATATCTTGTACCATCTACTAATTGAGATTTAACCACTGGAGTTTCAGCTGCTGATGCATCAAATGCAAAGTCCTGAGTTGGTAATGTTTCAACGCTCATTATAGTACCGTTAGATGGATTACTAAATGATGATGATGCAAAATACTCAAAGTATGTATATGCATATGCGGTTTTACTACCAAAAGTAGATTCACCAAATACATCAGAAATATCGTTTGTATTTTTTGGTAATATAGATGATGATATCCAACCAAATGAAGATGATAATAAGAATGAACCAGAGTTAGCTGCTGTATTATTACTAGCAATAACTGCAGATGGGAAACCTACTTTCTCATCACCAGTTTTAGTTGAATGTAATGTTGCAACTAATCTAGCTGCACCAGCTCCGTTGGATGCAAATATACCCAATGGTTCAATTTGTTGATATCCACCGATTCCACCAACCCTTACGATTGTTGCTGTACCAGCTTCTCTTAAATAGTTTTGTACTGCATATTCAGTATAATAAGTTCCATCAGGTTTTCCGAACATTTCTTCAAACTCTGATTGACTTCTCACAATTGTTGGTACAAAAACAGGCCCTTCTTTGAAAGGTCCTATAAATGCTGCTCCAATTTCACCTACTCCTTGCGCTAAGAAGGATAGGTCATTTTCTCTTGTGAATACGCCGGGTGATACGATTCTTTCTGCCATTTTATTTCTCCGATTTGTGTTTTGAATGTATATTTGTAAATAGTTACATTAATACTCATATAAATATAAAGAAAATGTTCAAAACACAAATTTGTTTATAAATCTGCATTTTGAACATTGTATATAAAATCGCTTGTACTACTATACCGGTTGAGGGTCTGCTCCGTATAAATTACTACCAGATGTAGGGGACCAAGGTAAATCAGCATCACTAACAGTTATTCTATGATACTTTTTAGCTTCTATTTCTTTTGTGATTTGTCCATTGATGTGGTCCCAATATGAAGTAGGAGCTGAACCACTTACTACATTTTTAACCCAGCCCAATACTAAATTTTCGGTTAAATCTCTATAATCTACAAACCCATCACCATTAAGGTCTTGTGGTGCAAATGGAGTTGCTCCAACAAAAGTACCCACATTACCATCAGTATCGGTTGCAATTACTTTCCAGTTAGTACCAACTACAACATCACTTAGAGTATCAGTATTTTGTTTTCTAAGTCCTACTAAAGACCATTCGTATGTATATCCCATAATTAAATTATTTAATTCTTTTTAATAAATATATAACTTTTTATTTTTCTTCTATCAATTTTCTTAATTCGGTAACTTCAGCTTTTGTTTTATTTAAGTCATCACTAAGTTCTTTGATAGCTTCTACTAATAGAGGTACTATCTTTTCGTAATCAACAGTCAAATAGTTTTCACCAGTTTTAGAACCTTTAATCTCTTTAGTTTCGTTATCTATATCCATATCAAACGGAGCTAGAGTTACAACTTGTGGTAATACTGCTTGAACTTGCTGAGCTGATAAACCTACTTGAACCTTTTCATCTTTATATCCAAATGAACGTGCTAAATCATTTTCAATATAGTAGAATCCATTAAGTTGATTCACTTTATCTAATGGATTTTCAATTGGTCCTAAATTAGTTTTCAATCTTTCATCCGAATAGTAAGCGATAATATTGTTTTGAGAGAAAATCCAGCTATATGAATAAACGTTATCATGTATAACATAGTTCATACGAGATGTACCATTCGGGTCAGAATAATATCCAGTATTATCTCTATCGTAAATAAAGTTTGTTCTTATTTCATAAAGATAAGTTCTATTACCAGTATAGTGGTTGATATAAGTTTCATATCCAGCTCTACAATCTAAGTGTAAGTTACCATTGGTTGTCATTACGTGTGCCCAACCATCAAGATAACCATTAGTACCAACACGTAGATATGCTCCCCAACTCCAGTTAGGTCCATGAAGTGTACCACCTCTAATTCTTAAACCTTGGTTGTCTACACCATTAGGGTCTAAATAATATCCACTATCATTTGCATCATAGAATATAGTACCATATACAGCAGCTGGAACATATAAGGTGGAGTCTACATATAATCCTCCATTTACTCTTGCTCTATATCCACCAACGGTAGATGAACCACCGATACCTAAACATCCATTTCCTCTGCTCCAATACCATACCCAGCCACTTCCGTTTTGTTGATATAAACCACCATTACCACTTTCGTGCATATAGTTATTCCAATATCCAGATGGGTCTATAACATTTAATCCTGCCCATCCATTTCTAGAAAAACCAAAGGACTCCCAGGTTCCATATGCTGATGCAAATGAAGTTCTCCAATGTGAACCATAATCTTGTGTATAGAAGCCACTACCACCTTGTGCTCTAAACCAGTTATCGGCCATCACATAATGAAGTTGTGATACATTATTAGGGTCTATATAGTATCCCGTATTATTTTGGTCATAATGTATTGTAGAGTACGATTGGTTAAGTGATTGGAGATAATCATGTGCAATAAGCCAACCATCGGTTCTTAAATTACAGTTTCCACCAGTTGAACTAAAACGGAATTCCGATGTACCACCACTTAAATCAATACCAGGCTGACTATCCCAATGAGTTTGTCCTCTTAATTGCCACCAGCCAGCGCCACTATAAAATCTAAAACCATTAACAGGTGTATTTGGGTCTATATATCCAGCCGTATCGTTTTGGTCATAAAATATTGGAGCTCTCATAGAACCATATGCAAACACATTTGAACCACCATCTATATAAGCTCTTTGCCCATTTCCAGTTACAAATTCAATGTAACTTTCAGAACCTAAACTTAAATAATTACTAGAATATACACCAGGCCTTCCCCATGCTGCCCCCAATCTTACATCACTAGTACCATTACCTTCCGGATTCTGAACTCTAAATCCAGAATCATTAGTATAATAACTAACTCTATTACTAGAACCACCTCTCATTACAAACCCACCACCATCAGGATCCACATAATATGAAGTATTATTAGAATCATAAAATATTGGTGCTCTCAATGAATTAATACCTTGTGCATATCCACTTCCTACAAATAGGGAATAATTACCAGTATCCGTACTACCATCTGTGTAAAAATCCAATCCACATCCACCAGTTCTAAATCTTGCGTTGTAGCCATCATCTATTGGTGAAATCCAAACAAAATCTGTATTGTTATTATTTTGAATTTGTAATGCCGCTGTCCAAGATGCTGGATAAGCCCCAAAGTTAATTTCTCCCTGTCCTTCGGATAATATTGTCAATGCTCTAGTTCCAGACGAACTACCACTACTTCTAATTTTAAGATATCTTAAATATGAATAATCAGTTGGGTCTAAACGGAATCCCGTATCATTTCTATCATAAAATATTGGTGACCTCATGTCTCCAGCTGCATCAATTGTACTAGCTGACCAAATGTATCCAGTGTAGTTAGATAACATCCATTGTGCCCATGCAGATGATGCTCCTACAAAGTTAGATGTTTGTACACCAGCTCCACTTGCGTTTGCTGCTGACATACCCACCAATTCAGCTCCTACCGTTGTATATGCTCCGAATGCATGGTGACCGGATGGGTTGTTTTTCCAATACAATCCCCAGTTTGCTGCGTTTTCTTGGAATATCCATGCATCAACTTCACTAACTGCGTGTTTCATTAGGATAGTACCACCTGGTGCGGTTGTTACCATACCACCACCCATATAAAATGATGTACCACTATTTGATGGGTCTACATAATATGCTGTGTTTGTTAATTCTCTAAATATAGGTGCATCTAAAGTACCTGTGTTTGAATCAGGTGTTATATACACATTCTGATTATCTAATCTTAATGTAGTAAAATTCGTAGCCCCTTCAGTACCAGTATTTAAATTAATTCTTTTAGATGAACCTCTATTTGAAATATTGATTGCTCCAGCTCCATCTAAATTCATAGATAACCCATCCTGTGAATATGCTGCATATGAACCAAATGTTTGTGTTCTTCCACCTAAACCAAACCAAACTCTTTGTGTTCCTTGGTCGTTATATAATCCCAATAATAGATATCCAGATGCTGATGTATTATGCCATCTCATAAATGGTGCACCAGATCCATTTGCTCTAAATATTCCGTTTGTTGTAAGTTCATTTAAAACAGATGCACCAAGTCCATCAATTCTATATGTAGTATCATCTGAATCATAAAATATTGGTGCTCTGAAATCAGATGATGCGAATGTTGTGCCACTTTCATTTACAGAGAATAATTCGTTTGTTGATTTAATTGCGTTATTACCAACTACGAATTTTTGTGCAGTTTCATTATCATTAGAATCTATACTTACTCTAACTTCACCAGCACCTGCCATAAATAATTTATTACCAGATGAATTACCTTGTAATAGTACAACATCGTAAGTATTATCTCTATATAAACCAGCACCAGTATCAGATAGATAAAATGCTCCACCATTACCACCAGAGTTTGCTGTTACCTGATTATGTATAACATTATCCGTTGTTCTAACGTTTTGATTCATATTATATGCAAATGCTTGGTCAACACTATTTAATATTTGTTGCCAAGATGCCCAAGCAGATGATGATGTGCCCAATCTACTCCATATTCTACCAGCAGCAGTGTATGCAATTTGTATTGGATATCCACCACTTAAATCGGTACTACCACCATAACTTCTCCAAAACATTTGTCCGTTATATGTACCACCATCACTTAATCCGTTTGTACTATTTGCTTTAAAATCAAAATAAACTCCAGCATTTTTACTTGAAGGGGTATCGTTTGTATTTCTAGTATCGTTTGAATCAACAGCTTCTGCTCTATCAGCAGTTCCTATTAAAGTTGCTGTCACATTTACAAAAGTTGGTGAATCGGTTGTTCTAAGATTTTGATTCATTAAATGAACTTCCGTAGCTCCCTGTCCAGTATCCACTGTTCCGCTAAGAACTACATTACCAGCTACATAAAGACCATCTTCAGCATACCATCTATCATTTGCTTCTTCCCAATAAAATGCTTTTGTTGCGGCATTACCTCTCTTAACTTCTATACCTGCATTTTCGGTTGGTGCAGTTGCTGCTCCAATATCTGCGTTAAGTGTAATAATATTATCACCTATGTTAAGAGTTGTTGTATTAATATATGTTGTAGTACCACTTACAGTAAGGTCACCACTAATTGTAGCGTTACCAGTTACTGCTAATGTAGTACCATCAAATCTTAAATTTGCTTCAACGGTTGCGTTTGGTGCAGTTCCGTTTAATGTGATTACACCATTATCAGTTGTACCAGTTAATGATAATAATCCAGAAGTTCCCGATGAACCAGATGTTCCAGATGTACCTGAAGTTCCTGATGTACCACTCGTACCAGAAGTACCAGATGTACCTCTTGTTCCGGATGTGCCAGATGTTCCAGAAGTTCCCGATGTGCCAGAAGTTCCGGATGTACCTCTAGTTCCAGATGTTCCCGATGTGCCAGAAGTTCCAGAAGTTCCTGATGTGCCAGATGTTCCATCACTACCATTAACCCCAGATGTACCAGATGTTCCGGATGTACCAGAAGTTCCTGAAGTTCCACTGCTTCCCGATGTGCCCGATGTTCCACTTGTACCAGAAGTTCCCGATGTTCCAGAAGTTCCACGTGTACCGGATGTACCTGATGTTCCAGAAGTTCCAGATGTTCCTGATATCCCAGATGTTCCCGATGTTCCAGAAGTACCAGAAGTTCCCGATGTACCTGATGTGCCAGATGTTCCCGAACTTCCACTAATTCCAGATGTGCCACTTGTACCAGATGTTCCACTTGTGCCAGATGTACCGCTACTACCATTTATTCCAGATGTGCCAGATGTACCGCTACTACCATTTATTCCCGATGTACCTGACGTTCCAGATGTACCTCTTGTTCCTGATGTTCCTGATGTACCAGATGTTCCACTACTACCTATACCAGATGTACCGCTTGTGCCAGATGTTCCACTTGTTCCTGAAGAACCAGCCGAACCACTTACACCAGATGTTCCAGATGTACCACTACTTCCATTAACTCCAGACGTTCCAGATGTTCCACTTGTTCCCGAAGAACCAGCCGAACCACTTACACCAGATGTTCCAGATGTACCACGTGTTCCAGAAGTTCCAGATGTACCAGACGTTCCAGATGTTCCCGATGTTCCAGCTGTACCACTTACACCACCAGCTCCACTAATTCCAGAAGTTCCTGATGTTCCAGAAGTTCCTGATGTTCCAGATGTTCCAGAAGTACCGGATGTTCCAGAAGTACCAGATATACCAGACGAACCAGAAGAACCACTACCACCACCAGCACCAGTTAATCCAGAAGTTCCAGATGTACCAGATGTTCCTGATGTGCCTGATGTACCAGCAGTTCCACTTATTCCAGAAGTTCCCGATGTACCATTTGTACCACTTAATCCAGATGTTCCAGATGTTCCTGTCAATCCAGATGTACCGCTTGTACCGGTTAATCCAGATGTACCAGATGTTCCACTACTTCCAGATGTTCCACTACTTCCAGATGTTCCACTACTTCCGCTTGTTCCGCTTGTACCAGATGTTCCTGAAGTTCCACTAACACCAGACGTACCGCTTGTACCAGATGTTCCTGATGTACCGCTTGTTCCCGATGTACCTCTAGTTCCCGATGTACCACTTGTACCACTTGTACCACTTGTACCACTTGTACCAGATGTACCAGATGTTCCTGAAGTTCCAGATGTACCCGATGTTCCGCTTGTACCAGAAGAACCACTTGTACCACTACTTCCAGAAGTTCCACTACTACCAGAAGTTCCAGATGTACCACTTGTACCAGACGTTCCCGATGTTCCAGACGTTCCTGATGTTCCAGATGTTCCCGATGTTCCAGATGAAGCTGCTGAAGTTTTAATACCAACCTTACCAGTTGTTATGTTATAAACTAAAACTTCTTCAGTTGTTATATCTTGCTTTAAAGAGCCCGTTCCAAAAAATAATGAACCAGTTATATTAACACTACCAGTAAATTCTTGCTTATCATTTTGTGCATCACCAAATTTAGATGAACCACTTGCGTAGATTATTGATGATGATATATATGTTACTTTTAATTCAGTTGCATTTATTGTACCTGCTACTGTTAAATCAGTATTTACTACTAAACCTTTATTTGGAGAAATAATTGCTGTTGCCGAACCTGATTTTAATCTATCTAAATCTCCTACTGAAGCTGCATTAATATTAAATAATCCACCACCATCACCATTAAATAATGATGCTGTTATTGAACCACTAATTTTTGTATTAGCTGTTATCTCAAGGGTTGTATTAGAAAATGTACCAACCTTATCAATCTGCAATCCAGACGCAGATGAAAAGTTAGCTATTCTACTTCCACTTACAAATAAAGAAACTAAACTTGCGCTTAGTTGATTTAAACCATTAGGATTATTACCTAAATTCTGCATTATCTAAAACTTTATGTTATTTCCAAAACCGAAACAATTACATCTGCTGAATTTGCTAAAGATGATGTCACCGATAGAAAATCCGTAGATTCTAAAACCAATTTTTGCTCACCACCAACTAAAACAGATGCACCGCCAGGAACAATTAAAGCGTTCTTAACTAGATGTACAGCTTTAGCTGTTGAAGTATCATGTATCATTACACTAACTGAAATGTTTTGTGTATTAACATTAGCTACACTAACTCCTATAACTGTTGTTGATGTTGCCGATGGTGCTTGATATACATTAACACCGGTTGTTCCTACTAAACTTGTTATACTATTTTTAAATGTATTTGCCATTTCTTTTTTATTTTTATCCTAATGCTATTGCAAATGCTATAGCTGAATCTAATACGTTTACCCCATCTACTAAATATCCGCCTTGTGTCAAATAAATAGACCCAGACATAATTTGTGAACCACTTACATATAATCTTTGATTTACATCAAGGTAATCAAACGATGCTTGTGACACATTGATTGTACCCTTAAATGAACCAGTAAAGGACCCAGTAAATGAACCACTTAAATTTGCGTACGCATTTGAAGCTTGTGAAATTGAGCCTGAAAATATGGGACTGTGTATTACCATCTATATTTATCTACGTTTGTTATGTGTATAAATATAAAAAATTTCCTTTTAAGGTTTCACAGGCCAATTAATAGAAAAAGGATTAGGTTGAGATGTAATATCTCTTAATTGTGTTCTATATGATGTCCACAATTCTTTTGTTTCATTCGGAATATCTGCTAATTGTGTCCAATCACATTCTGCCAATAATTCATTTCTAGTTTCTCTAACAACAAACCATTGATTTTCTATTCTATAATCAATTTCAGCTTGAGATGCATCGGTTTGAATCCAATTTTGATAATATATACCATCCGTTAAAACAGGAGTTCCTTCGGTAATATTTTTTGTGTAATCATTTGGCTTTGGATTTGGTGTAACCTCATACATACCCCATTCAGCCAAAACTTCATTTGTTAAATTAACAGGAAAACTTACATTAGGATGCGATTTTCTTAATGTAATTATATCATATGGATAATTAATTATATTGTCTATTATTCTTAAATACATATTATTTAAAGTTTGCAGGTATTGATGCGAAATTTGATAAACCTGTACAATTATTAAACGCATCTACACCAGATGGTGTTGGTGTTCTAGTCCACAATGTAGGAGCATTTCCTACTAATGCATTTGTTGTAGAACTCATATTATATACGTTATTAAATGTAGATACATTTAAATTATTTGTAAATTGTAATACATTTGTTAATGCTCTACAATTTCTAAATGTTGCAGAAAAGGATGTTACGTTTGGGCAATTATCAAATAATGTAGATGGTACATTAGTTAAAGATGTACAATTGAAAAAACAAGATGCAAACGTAGTTGCATTAGTAACTTCATCAAATAAACCATTTGGTACTGTTGTAATTGGCGTAGTTGAAAAAGCATCCGTAAATATTGTTGCGCTTGGGGAATAATCAAAAAGGTCAGCTGGTATTGATGTTATTCCAGTACCTCTCATAAAATATACAAAGCTTTGTACTTCATTTAGTCCAGTATATCCACCCACTAAATCCAATGCTGCACTTCCAGGTATTACTGTTAAATTATTACATCCATAAAAATTGACTGTTCTCAATCCAACGATTCCCCATTGAACTAATTCAGTAATTAAACTTCTAATTGATGCATTATTGTTTACCACAAAACCTGGCATAAATCCACTAATAGTTATTATATAAGTAGCTGCAGATGCGTATGTATGAATTCTATCCGGAGATGTAGTTGATGTTATTAATGGCGATGATGTGCCATCTCCCCAATCTATTGTTACAGATGGAGTTAAACCTAAATAATTAGCTAATGGTACAGTAAATTGAGTATTAGCAGACGATGTTGTTATCTTAAATACAAAGGGAAACACTGCTGTACTTTCTGTTGATTCTGTTAATCTTCTAAATATTCCCATAATTTTAACTTAAATTTTTAGCGCTTACAAATCCATAATAGGTTGTCCCTGCATCATAAGTATAGAATACTAAAACATCTACACCAGTATTTGTTAATAGTGGAAATTCAATTCCACCCGGCCATTGGATATTTGCTGGCCAGTTTAATGTATATGCTCCTGCATTTACAGTAAGTATTGTAAATCCAAATGCGTTTGATGCAGGAGGATTAGTGAATGTTATTGTTGCATTTGCATTAAATTGTCTTCTAAAGTTATTAGCCGTTGATAGGTCTAAATTAACACTACCACCAGTTCCTAAATTATTAAATGTTTCTCTAAATGTTGTTGAAGTTATATGTGTAGTTGCTGTTACTGCTCCTGTTACATTTACATCCCCAGTTTGAGTTGTATTTCCTACAATTGTTAAAGTAGAACCATTAAATGTAATATTAGCTTCTACGTTTGCTCCAACAGTTGCTACATCATATGTTAGTAAACCATTATCAGTATTTCCATTTACAGGGAATTGAGATGTACCCGATGTACCAGATGTCATACCAGGAGGAGTTGTGCCAGATGTTCCAGCTAATCCAGATGTACCACTACTACCAAATAAAGTTCCATCTTGTCCAGATGTTCCCGAAGTCATACCCGGAGGTGTTGTACCAGAAGTTCCACTATTCCCAGATGTACCACTACTACCAAATAAAGTTCCATCTTGTCCAGATGTTCCCGAAGTCATACCAGGAGGAGTTACACCCGATGTACCAGACGTACCAGCAATACCAGTACCAGATGTACCAGATGTACCACTACTACCAAACATTGTACCATTTACTCCAGAAGTTCCGGATGAACCCGTTGTACCAGATGTACCGCTTACTCCAGATGAACCACTTACACCGCTTGTACCAGACGTTCCAGATACACCACTCGTACCACTACTACCAAAGTATGTACCATCTAAACCAGACGAACCAGTTGTACCAGAAGAACCTGTTGTTCCAGATGAACCGCTTACACCAGATGTTCCGGAAGTTCCAGATGTTCCCGATGAACCAGACGTTCCACTACTACCAAAGAAAGTTCCATTAACCCCAGAGGTTCCCGAAGTACCAGACGAACCACCACTACCAGAAGTACCAGAAGAACCACCACTACCAGCTGTACCGGTTGAACCAGATGTTCCAGACGTTCCGGATGTACCAGAAGTACCACTACTTCCAAAGAATGTACCATCCAATCCAGATGTACCAGATGACCCAGATGAACCAGATGAACCAGCACTACCAGCAGAACCATCAGTACCAGAAGTTCCAGATGTTCCACTTTCTCCGCTCGTACCACTACTTCCAAAGAATGTACCATCTAAGCCAGATGTTCCAGAAGTTCCCGATGTACCACTTGAACCAGAAGTTCCCGATGTACCAGATGTTCCCGATGTACCACTACTACCAAATAAAGTTCCGTCTAAACCAGATGTTCCCGATGTACCAGCAGACCCATTAGTACCAGATACACCCGATGTACCAGCAGAACCAGAAGTTCCACTTTCTCCGCTTGTACCACTACTACCAAATAAAGTTCCATCTAAACCAGATGTACCACTTGTGCCAGATGAACCAGATGTACCACTTGTACCAGATGAACCAGATGTTCCCGATGTACCGGATGTTCCACTACTACCATTGAATGTTCCATCAACACCAGATGTTCCCGATGTACCACTACTACCAGATGTTCCAGACGAGCCAGATATACCAGAAGTTCCCGATGAACCAGAAGTTCCCGATGAACCAAAATATGTACCATCTAAACCAGACGTACCAGATGTTCCAGACGTTCCAGATGAACCAGCTGAACCATTAGAGCCAGATGTTCCAGAAGTTCCAGACGTTCCTGATAATCCAGAAGTTCCACTACTACCATTAAACGTACCATCTTTACCAGAAGTACCACTTGTACCACTTGTACCAGATGTACCAGACGTTCCAGATGTTCCAGACGTTCCCGATGTACCAGATGAACCAAAATATGTACCATCTAAACCAGATGTACCGCTTGTACCAGAAGTTCCAGAAGAACCCGCCGAACCAGACGAACCAGCAGAGCCCGATGAACCAGCTGAACCAGAAGTACCAGACGTTCCATTTGTTCCAGACGTACCGGATGAACCAGATGTTCCCGATGTACCAGCTGAACCATCAGTACCAGAACTTCCACTTGTGCCAGATGTTCCATCAGTTCCAGACGTTCCAGATGAACCATTAGTTCCCGATGTTCCAGACGAACCAGATGAACCAGATGAACCCGTAGTACCAGCTGAACCATCAGTACCAGAAGTTCCAGAAGAACCTGCCGAACCAGATGTTCCATCAGTTCCAGACGTTCCTGATGTACCACTACTACCAGATGTTCCAGACGAACCCGTAGTACCAGCTGAACCATCAGTACCAGATGTTCCAGACGAACCAGACGTTCCAGATGTACCATCCGTTCCACTTGTCCCACTACTTCCAGAAGTTCCCGATGAACCAGTTGTACCAGCAGAACCGGTAGAACCAGATGTTCCGGATGTACCAGAAGAACCAGAAGAACCATTTGTACCAGACGTTCCAGAAGAACCAGAAGTTCCAGATGAGCCAGTAGAACCACTCGTACCAGATGTTCCAGATGAACCAGCTGAACCAGATGTTCCAGATGAACCCGAAGTTCCATCTATACCAGACGTACCAGAAGAACCAGCTGAACCAGTTGAACCAGATGTTCCCGAAGTTCCACTACTACCAGATGTACCATCTTTTCCAGAAGTACCAGAAGTACCAGAAGTTCCCGATGTACCAGATTGACCATCAGAGCCAGATGTTCCGGATGAACCAGACGTTCCAGACGTTCCAGAAGTTCCAGATGAACCAGAAGTTCCAGACGAACCACCACTACCACCAGTACCAGTAGTACCACCAGAACCACTTGAACCAGAAGAACCTGCCGAGCCACCACTACCAGCCGAACCAGCCGAACCAGACGTTCCCGATGTTCCACTACTACCAGATGTTCCCGATGTTCCAGATGAACCAGATGAACCCGTAGAACCAGATGAACCAGATGACCCAGCCGAACCAGAAGTTCCTGATGAACCAGATGTACCAGATGAACCTGATGTACCAGATGAACCAGATGTTCCCGATGTTCCACTACTACCAGATGTTCCAGAAGTTCCTGATGAGCCCGATGTACCACTACTACCAGATGTTCCAGACGAACCAGTTGACCCAGATGTTCCAGATGTTCCAGACGAACCAGATGTACCAGAAGAACCAGAAGTTCCCGATGAACCAGAACTTCCAGATGTTCCAGACGAACCAGAAGTTCCACTACTACCAGATGTTCCAGAAGAACCGGATGTGCCAGATGAACCAGATGTACCAGATGAACCTGATGTGCCAGATGAACCAGATGTTCCTGATGTTCCACTACTACCAGATGTACCAGATGAACCAGACGTTCCAGATGTCCCATCAAAACCAGATGTTCCGCTACTTCCAGATGAGCCAGCTGAACCAGACGTTCCAGATGTTCCACTACTTCCTGATGAACCAGATGAACCAGTTGTACCACTACTACCACCTGTACCAGATGAACCCACTGCTGCTGCTATATTTCGTCTTTCTAATCTTTTTGTTACATTATTCCAAACTACAACTTCTTCCGATGAACCTGTTGGTAAATTATTTAATTGTACTGAACTATTTGCTACAACCGGTCCAGTTAAAAAACTACTACCAGTAACACCCAAGCTACCACTAATTGTAAGTGATGCGTTTATTGTTTGGTTTGTATTAATTTGTAAGAATGATGATGTATCAGATGATGGAGTATTTAATGCAAATAATGCATAAGATGCAGTTCTTGCAAAGGTTATACTATCCATTCCCAAAGGCCCATCAACATCAGATGATGCAACATACGATGCGGTTAATGATGTTACTCCACCACCTAGTATGGTTACCAATACACCATCTGACCCAGATGATATTACATCAACACCAGAACCAGTAAAATGAATTTTTCCTACTTGTGCTTTTACTAATGAACTTGTTTGATATATAAATAATTCAGTACCACTACCTACACCTGCGTTTAATGCGTATGATGCGGTTAATGCGTAAGAAGAACTTACTGCACTAAACACCGCCATTGATGATGTTTGTGAATTTCTTACAAAGTTTTGCAAGTCACCTAATGCTGCTAATGATGATGAATCAAATCCAACAAGACTATTAGCTGTACCAGCTACTTGTGCAAATGATGCTGATAATACCGTACCAATTACTCTACCACCTTCTATTGTACCACTAATTAGAGAACCACCACTACCAATTACAGCATGTCCACTTGTCAATCCACTAAATACAATTTGAATAGTATCATCATCTATTGATTTTATTGTACCTGGTAAAATTTGGTCTTCCGAACCAGTGGCGTAAACCTGTACCATTGGATATCTAATCCCTAAATTATGTACAATAGTTAAACTACTTACATTATTAAACGATACAGTTTCAGTTAATGAAGTTTCAGGTTGAGGAATATAATGCCCTCTATTTTCATCAAATCTTAAAATATCATATTCAGCAGATGCAGTTGGTCCATTTCCTTGATATGTGTATGTACCCAATAAACCACCACTTACTATTGGAGAATATATTTGAGTACTACCAGTTATAGTTGTTGCTCTTAAATTATCACCAACATATAAATTACCCCAAATACTAGCCGATGTATTTACTACAAATCCTTTATCAGGAGAAATCGATGCCGTAAATGAGCCCGATTTCATTATAGATGTTTCAAATGATAAATTAGCAATAGTAATATTATATAATCCACTACCATCACCAACAAATGCAGAACCACTACCATTTAATACTATATTTCCACCTGTTACAAATAATCCACCACTAACAGATAATGATGATGATATTCTAGTCTTTGTATTTACTTCCAATCCGTTGTTAGGAGAAATAACTGCTTCAACAGAACCAGATCTAATTCTATCTAATTGTAAATCTTCCAATGCATTTGCAGGGATATTGAATAATCCACCACCATCACCTATGAAAAGAGCTGCTGTTATTGGTACATTAACATTTAATTCCTGCGGGCTTACTATTGCTCTACCAGAACCAGATTGTATTCTATCCAATTCAAGATCTTGTAATGCTGATGCCGGAATGTTAAATAATCCCCCACCATCTCCGTCATAACGAGATGCAGTGATTGAACCACTAATTAAAGCTGCTCCACTTACTATTAAACCAGCAGATGAAGATGGTACAGTTTGACTAATGTTTACATATGAATTTACTAATAATCCAGTATTAGGTGCTACCGATGCCGTTACAGAACCAGATGCGATTCTTGGTGCAGCCGCAGCTGCTACATTTGTTAAATTAGAACCATCACCAAAATAAGTAACAGCTTGAATACTTCCACTAACTGAAATAGAACCAGTAAATTGAGAACCAATCCCAGAACCAGTTGCTTGTGTTTCTACTCTAAACCCAAAGTTAGGTGATACGGATGCGGTTACACTTCCACTAGCAATTTTAGGAGATGCTGCAGCTACTACATTTGTAATAAAAGTACCGTCACCAATTAAAAAGTTAGATACAATTAATGAACCACTAATTTCAACAGAACCAGTAAATTCAGAACCTATTTCAGAACCAGTCTTTGCAGTTGTTACTACAAATCGTTCACCATCTGCTACCGATGCCGTTGCAGAACCACTTGCTATCAATGGAGATGCTGCTGCTTGTACATTTGTAATAAATCTACCATCACCGAATATAAAATCTTTAACAGTTAGCGAACCACTAATATCAACCGAACCAGTAATTTGGGCCGCTACTTGTGAACCAGTTCTATCACTTATTACTCTAAATCCATAATCAGGAGAAACAGATGCTGTTACCGATCCTGATTTAATTTCAGTTGAAACTAATGCATCTTCGGTTAATGCTGAACGAGGTATATTTCTTAAATAAGTACCATCGGAATATAAGAATGAAGATGATGCAATATAAACACCACCGCTAACATCATTTATAAATAAACTTCCACTTACATTAATAGAACCAGTAAATTGAGAAGCAATTTGTGTAGCGAAATATCCGTTTGCATCAATTGAAGATGTAAATGGAGTTGTAACTCTAAATCCATAATCAGGTGCCACCGATGCCGTTACCGAACCTGATTTAATTTCTGCTGATATTAATGCATCTTCAGTTAATGCTGCTCTAGGAATTTGTCTTAAGTAAGTACCAACTGCATATAAGAATGAAGATGAATCAATTCTAATACTTCCACTAAAATCAGAACCGCTATCAAATGATTCTACTCTAAATCCAAAATCAGGAGATACAGACGCACTTACACTACCACTTGCAATACGGAATACTTCTTCTGATAATGCGGAACGAGGAATATCAAATAATCCTCTACCACTACCACTAAACATTGAAGCGGTAACATTTCCTTCAACTTTTGTTTCACCAATTAATTTTATTTCGGCCGGTACATAAAATGCATCTACTACATTAATAGTGCCGGCCATTGAACCATGCAATTGACAATTATAATAAAGTGTATCCGGTGCACTTCCTGAAACTAAAAATGTTATAACACCAACATCATCACCATTATTAGTTACCCATGTATCATATGAGTTTGCAGTACCTGTGCTATTTGTATCTTTAATCCAAAATGGGTGGCCACTAGCATTTACATTAAATACATATTCTACATTTCTAACTAAAGTTAAAGTTGGATTTGAACCACTTACTAATCTATTACTTATGTTATATGCACTACTTCCAGCATTAGTAACAGTAAATACAGTATCTATATCAGAATTAGGCCTTTCTCTTGCTGATGATGATACAATAAGGCTGCCACTAATTGTAGAATATGAATTTACTACAAATCCAGTATTAGGTGCTACCGATGCTGTTACAGAACCACTAGCTATAAATGTAGAAAGTAATGCATCCGGAGATAACGCAGAACGAGGAATATCTAATAATCCCTTACCACTACCACTAAAGAATGAACCAGTTGCTACTCGTACATTTCCACCAGTTACAAAAAGAGAACCAGTAAATTGAGAACCACTTGCTAATGATATTACTTTAAATCCTTCTGCTGGTGATACAGATGCCGTTACAGATCCTGATTTAATTTCAGTTGCTGTAAGTGCATCATCATTTAATGCAGAACGAGGTATGTTTAATAAACCAGCACCACTTCCACTAAAGAATGAACCAGTTGCTACTCTAATAAATCCACCAGTTACAAATAGTGAACCAGTAAATTGAGAACCACTTGCCAATGATTCAACTTTAAACCCAGTGCCAGGGGATACTGATGCAGTTACACTACCACTGGTAATTCTAAATAATTCTTGTGAAAGTGCTGAGAATGGTATATTTGTCAATCCTGCACCACTACCACTAAATATTGATGCTGATATTGAACCAGAGAATTTAGATGTTGCCGCAAATACCTCAAATCCTCTATTTGGAGAAATGGATGCTGTTGCAGAACCACTAAATATTTTTGATGTATCTAAATCCGAAAGAGCTGCTACAGGTATATCAAATAAATCTCTACCACTACCACTAAACGAACCAGACATTAATCTAATGCCGGCATTTGCAAATATACTTCCAGTAAATCTAGAACCTAATAGAGATGATTTTACATCAAATCCAACGTTAGGTGATACGGATGCTGTTACAGAACCAGATGCAATAAATGTTGTTAATAATGCATCCGGAGTTAATGCTGTTCTTGGAATATCAAATAATCTAGCACCACTACCAGAGAAAGAAGAACCAGAACTAATTTCAACACTTCCAGTTACTCTAATACTTCCAGTAAATTCAGAACCAATTCCAGAAGATTCAACTCTAAATCCTCTTGTTGAGTCTACTGATGCGGTTATCGAACCCGTTGCTATTCTAGTTGCAATTTGAGGTGGTACAGTTACATTAATTAATCTACTTCCATCTCCCTCAAAGAAAAACGCATTAACACTACCACTAACACTTACACTTCCCGTAAATTGAGAACCTATTCCAGACCCAGTTGCTGGGGTTTCTACTTTAAATCCAAAATTTGGAGATACCGATGCGGTTACACTACCACTTGATATTCTTGGTGAATCTCCGGTAAATGCAGAACGAGGTATATTATATAATCCACTTCCATCCCCTTGGATGAATGATGCACTTAATGAACCAGTAAATTCTCTTGCTCTTACAACATCTCGTACATTTAAACTACCCGTAATAACTTCATCACCATATATAAGAACACCACTATCTCTTTGAACTATTGCATCAACTACATTTATAGTACCAGCCATTATTAAATGCAACTGACAGTTATAGTATAACATATTAGGTGCATTACTTGGTACAGTAAACGTTATTACTCCATTATCATCGCCATTATTAGTTACGCCAGTGTTGTATGCATTTCCTGTTCCACTACTACTTGTTGTTTTTATCCAAAACGGATGCCCAGTTGCATTTAGATTAAATGTATAAGTAATACCTCTTACTAAAGTTAATGTAGGATTGTTACCTTCTGTAGCTCCACTAAAAACATATTGACTAACTCCGCTATTAGTTACATTAAATACAGTTTGTATTGATTCGGATGGCAAATATTTTATAGATGCCGATACTATCATACTTCCAGTAAATGTTGAAAATATATTTACTTCCAATCCTCTATTTGGAGAAATTGATGCTGTTGCCGAACCGGATTTAATTCTAGTAAGGTCTAAGTCTCTAAGAGCAGAAACAGGTATATCAAATAATCGTTCACCACTTCCAGAGAAAGATGAACCAGAAGTTATTTCAATACCCCTAGCCCCACTTACGAAAAGAGAACCAGTAAATTGTGAACCACTTTGAAATGATTGTACTCTAAATCCAAAATCAGGAGAAGTTGAAGCTGTTACACTACCACTTGCTATTAATGTTGCAACTAACGCATCAGGAGTTAAGGCTGAACGAGGTATATTAAATAATTTCTCACCACTACCACTATAATATGCACCCACTGCTAATTCAATATTACCACTAACAAACATACTACCAGTTATTTGAGAACCTACCGTAGCGGATTGTACTCTAAAACCAAAATTAGGAGATGCTGATGCAGTTACACTACCACTGGCGATTCTAAATACTTCTTGTGATAATGCAGAAATAGGAATATCAAATAGTCCTTTACCAGAACCAGAATACATTGATGCAGTGATAGTTGTATTAACTACCAATCCTCTATTTGGAGAAATTGATGCCGTTGCAGAACCACTAGCTATTCTAGTTGATACTAATGAATCAATATTAAGTGCTGATAATGGAATATTAAATAATCCCTCACCACTACCACTAAAGAATCCACTTCCAGATGGTATTACTACATTTCCACTTACAAAAAGTGAACCAGTAAATTTAGAGCCACTAGCTATTGATGTTACTACAAATCCCGTATTAGGCGCTACAGATGCTGTTACACTACCACTTGCTAATCTAGTAGCTTGTGGTAAATTAAATAAATCTCTTGCATCTCCAAAAAATGAACCCGTAAAAGAACCACTAAACGATGAACCGGTAACAGTATTAACTATTAATTCTGATTGTATTTGTACAGAACCAGTAAACTCTTGCTTATCATTTTCTGCATCACCAAAAATATTTGAACCAGATGAATAAATTACAGAAGAAGAAATTATATTTACAATAAGTTGGTCAGCTATAATTGACTGAGATACATATAAATTACCTAAAATAGTAGTATCTACATTTATTTGCAATCCTCTATCAGGAGAAATTGATGCTGTTGCCGAACCACTTGATATTTGTGGAGATACATCAGCTTTTACACCTGTTAAATTAGAACCATCTCCTTGAAATGAACCAGAAAAAGAACCTGAAATTTGGTCTAAACTAATTGTTCTTGCAAATCCTCTATTACCCTGGTCATCCGAAACTACAATAGCAGGATTGGTTAATAGAGAAGCTGAGAAATTAGGAACACCCAAATTTGGCTCTGCTTGAGATATATCCAAGAATTGATACCTATCAGATGTTACATTTTTCGGGTTTACTACCCTTACCCTACCCGTTAATAGATTACTTATTGCCATGCGTTACTTTCCAGCTTTGTTATAAATATAGAGAATCCCTTATAAATATCAATCAATGATATTATTGTTATTCATTCGCACTTTCTAACAAGGAAAGAACCACAGTTAATTCAGTTGAACCAGAAACAATAAATCCGTATGTTTCTTCTAATACTAATTTACCAGAAACTACCGGTGAAAGTGAGTCTGCTGGTGGTATTGTTACATTAGTAACCAATCTTACAGCTTCTTGCTCAATAAATACAGGAGATTCAATTGTAGCTTTAATAACATCCACTAAAGAATTCACCAAATATATAGATGCGGATACACCAAATTCAGTTCCATTATTAAATCCAGTTAATACAGATTGAGTAACACCATTTTGAAATAATAATGGAGATGCATCAGAACCAGTTGTTGATTGATTTTTTATAATTTGATTTGATAATACTTTTAAATAATCTAAAGCAAATATAGATGCAGAATATTCAGTTGGGAAGATAAGAGATTTACCATTTTTATCAAAGTACGCTTTTGCTGCTTTATTTGTTCTAATTGTTGTATTATTAACTATATCGTACTTTATAGCATCCACATCATCCAAAGTATTTTGTTCAAAGTAATCTGATATAAAAGTA